TCTTTCCCTACACGACGCTCTTCCGATCTAATATTATCCAATACACTTGAATAGAACCCAATTCGAACTAAGATATTCAGTGGAAAATCATAGTTATTAGTGACATTTGCTTCTGTGTTTAAGCTATATTTTATTTTAGGAAATAGATCGAATATCTTTGACATATATTAGAACCCTTGTAGAATACGAAGCTTGTGAGTAACTTCTGTTTCACGGAAGGCAAGTTGCATTCTGATTTGTGTTGGATAACCATCATGGAATGTAGACCATGTTCCATTTGGCGAATATGAAACGTCGATCTGCGTTAGAGCGCAAGTATTAATTCTAGGTATTCTGACGTTTTCTTTTCCTCTGTAGAAGAATGTGATATCAAATTCAGCCGGTGGAATCCAAAAGAATGATGTTGGTCCATTAGACGCTCTAAGTTCTGGTGCAGCATGAAATCTAAGCGTTCTGATGATCTGTCTTAGATTACGAGATTCATTAGCAGAAGATGGCGCAAAGATAAAGTCAAAACGATGTTCACGCTGCATAGTGTTAGCATATAGAACTTCAACCTTAGGATTGATAGGCGCACCAAGCAGTTTAGATCCTTCAGTCACTCCTGTAAGTGAATCTGAGATAACACCTGCTATACCAGCGGCCGCTGCTGCTCTACCAGCTATGGCGCCAATACCAGCAGCAGCAAAAGTTAATAGTCCGCCTGCGACAGCAGCACCAAATTTAGTCAAACTGATATTTTCAAAGTCATGAGTATCATTAAAGGTCAACTCTGCATTTGGCATATAAAGTGCGATAGACTCTTGTATTCTTCTGGTAAAACGAGGTCTGGTGATGCCGCCAGAAGTGCTAAATCCACTCTCTTGGCCTAGATTACCACCTGCGTTTGTAAAGTTCTTATCGATATTAAATCTCAGTGCATCCGTCTTGGAAAGTTCATTACCTAGAACAGTAGATAATTTTGTTCCATTGACGGTACCCATTTTCGAAGCGGTTTGCTGGTTAATATTGATAACCATATAATGGCCATTGTAGGTCTGACCACCAAGCTCTTCTGGAAAAACTCTATAATTGAAGTCATAACTCGATTGAGTTAGCGAATAGTCTTCAGGTAGATCATCAAATATACCATCATTATCCTGAGCATTATCAGTATATGGTAATGTTGGATTTGGATTGACTGGTGGCATTTTATATTCCTTATTGATAACTAAATATATTTATATGAAAACCTATAAAGGAAAGTTCAGCCCAAAGAATCCAAAGAAGTATAAAGGTGACCCAACCAACATAGTGTATAGATCACTATGGGAGCTTCGGGTCATGAAATACTTAGATGGAAACGATAATATCTTAGAATGGAGTTCGGAAGAACTTTCCATACCATACTTATGCCCTACAGATAATCGATTACACAGATACTTCCCTGACTTCATAGTCAAAGCTAAGAAAGCAGATGGAACTACTCAAACCATGATACTTGAAGTAAAACCTAAGGCTCAGACAAGAGAACCTAAGATACAGAATAGGATGTCAAAGAGTTATATCACTGAGGTCACTACATGGGGTAAAAATCAGGCCAAGTGGCGCGCGGCCTCTGAATACTGTGAAGATAGGAAATGGGTATTCAAACTCATTACAGAGGATCACCTAGGTATCAAGTAGGACCTTAAAGGTATTCATATCATAGCAGGCATAGCCTTTATAACAGGTTGTCAAGGGTTAGTCAAGCAAAATCTTCACATAAATAAGATTATGGCTAAAAAAGAAGAAAAAGAAGCAGTAGATTGGTTCGTCGGAAAAGCTAGAACAGCGGCCGGCTATAGAAGAAATATTATCAATAATAACGAAAGATCCAGAGATGGCACGTTCGTAGGTAAGATGTACTTCTTCTACTATGATCCAAAGCATAAAAAGACACTTCCGATCTATGATAGATTTCCCCTTGTTTTCCCTATTGAACCTTATCCAGACGGGTTTCTTGGGTTGAATTTACACTATCTAGACGGAGGCCAAAGAGGTGCTTTACTCAATCAGTTAACTTCTTTTAGAACAAATAGTAGATTTGACGAAAAGACTAGGCTTCGTTTGTCATATGACTTATTATCAAACACTAAGAAACTAGCTAGTCTCTCTAGACCATGTATTAAAAGATATCTCTTTACGCAAGTTAGAAGCAAATTCATAGAAATCACAGCAAATGAGTGGGAAAACGCTATAGCTCTTCCTGTTCAAATGTTCGTAACCAAGAGTTAAAAATGGCATCAGTAACCTTTTCCAATCCACCAGAATTTTTAGGCCTACAAGAACATAGATCGGCTATCAATAGAGATGGCGGACCATCTAAAGCTAATCGCTTTGTAGCTAGAATTGTAAGCCTACCGCCGCAATTACCTAGACGAGCGCAGTATGAAGGTTTGGTGAAAGACTTGATGTATCTCTGTGAATCCGCAGAATTTCCTGGTCGCGGTTTCATGAACATTGACGTTCGCTACTACGGCACAAATTTCAAGTCGCCATATCAGACAACATATGAAGACCTAAATTTAACGTTTCTTGTTAGAGATAAGTTTCTAGAACGTCAGCTATTTGACGATTGGATGGAACTAATTAACCCATCAAGTACATATAACTTCGCGTATGCTAAAGATTATATGTCAACTATTGAAATATTTCAATTGAGTGAGATTGATGCTACTGGTAGTGGCACATCATCAAATTTCCAAGGCACATCGCCAAATGCAGTAAAGAAGGTAACAGCTCAGTATAAGTTTACTTTTGAAAAAGCTTGGCCTATTCTAATCAATCCTATGCCTGTAAACTGGGCAGATGATAATTTCCATAGACTTACTGTATCATTTACATATAACACATGGCATAGAGAAAACTTAGATCCTCTTTCTCCGCCAGCATTTAATCTGGTAAATGGAAGAACTACAGTATCATTAGCTGATGGGACATGGTTGCCGACCTATGGCGTAGATGGTATTGTATTTGATAATCCTGTCGGAGAAAACATTAATACCGGTGGAAGATAATGAAAGGTGAATAAATTATGACACTACCCAAGATATCTGTGCCTATTTACACAGTGAAACTACCATCAAATGGTAAATCTATTAGAATTAGACCTTTTCTCGTTAAAGAAGAGAAGCTTCTATTGATTGCAGCGCAGACAAAAGATACAAATGAGATTGTTTCGGCGACTAAACAGGTCATCAATAACTGTCTAATCGATAATGATATAAATGTAGATACTTTACCATTCTTCGATATTGATTATCTAATCGTAGCACTCAGAGCAAAGTCTATCGGCGAAACAATACCAGTCAAGTTCTTATGCAATAATATTGTAGAGGGTGAGAAGTGTGGTCATAGTTTTCCAGTAGACATTGATATCTCTAAAGCTTCGGTTGTCAAAGACGAAAGCATCAAGCTTGAAATCTGGTTGACTGATGATATGGGTGTGAAAATGAGATATCCAAAGTATTCTGTAATGAAGACCATCATGTCAAATGAAAATGAGTTTGAGAGGATAATTCGTATCGTATGCGCCTCTATCGATTCTATCTTTGATAAGACAGAGAACTATTCGACCAAAGAAATGTCTAAGGAAGAAATTCAAACTTTCGTTGAGGGTTTAACAAAGGTGCAGTTTGCAAAGCTGGAGAACTTTGTTCGAAACTTCCCTGAATTTGAGTGTAAGGTCACGCATACGTGCGAGAAGTGTGGCTTCAACCACAACATTAAGTACAATAACTTTGATAGTTTTTTTTTATAATTTTCGGCCATGATACGTTGGTTAACCATTATAGAACCAACTTCAACTTGATGCAGTTTCATCATTATTCGCTAAGTGATATGGAAAACATGGTGCCTTGGGAGAGATATCTATATCTTGATCTACTCAAAGCTCATATCCAAGAAGAAAACGAAAAGGTGCGCGAGAAAAATATGATGATACAGAGACAAATGAGAAAGTAAAATGGCAGTAAATCCAAAAGACCTAACCGTAGACTATAAAGCAATACAGTCAATGCCCTTCAGAGATAGAAAGGCGTTGATGTATTCTGGTTATGCAGATCAGGTCAATGCAGCACTGACACCAAGCCAGAGAGCTAATCTATTTCCAAGCTATTATAGAAATAGTGCAGACTCGGCTATGTCTGGGTCTGGCGGAGGTGGAGCAGGAGTCGAGAACCTCAGTAAAGCTGAATATCTAAAAAGAGCTAGAGCGGGTGGCGTCAGTAACTCCGATATTAATCGAGTATCTGGTAAACCAGAAGAAAAAGGTCCACCAAAAATCAGTGCTTCAGAATTTCATGCCGTAGAAAGTAATCCATTTTTAGCCGGATATGCAGATAAAGCAGGTAGAAAAGAAAATTTAAAAATAGGTCCGGGTCAGCAAAAATTACTTGGACTAATTGCTTCAGGAGAAGGCGGATATAATAGTAGCAACGGCGGCACATTACGCGGAAATATTATTGGATCAACTCACAATACTCAAAGAGAAGGAAAACCTCTAACAGATTTAACTGTTGCTGAGGTTGAGAAATATATGTCACTTCCTTTGGGTGATCCGAATAGATTATTTGCTGTAGGAAAATATCAACTTACAAAAACAGGCGCCTGGCCTGGTGCTGTAAAATTTCTAGGATTGAAGCCGACCGATAAAATAACTCCAGAAATACAAGAAAAAATGGGACTTTATGCTGTGATGGAAAAAAGACCTGAAGTCGGCAGGTATATACGAGGGGAAAGTGATGACCTATTATCAGCACAAAAAGCTCTTGCTTTAGAATTTGCTAGTATACCTGTTCCTACCGATATGACAGTCCAAGGAAATTTTAGACCTGCCGGCGCCAGTGCGTATGGTAGTGGAAATAAAGCTGGTCATTCTATAGACTCAGTTAAAGAGGCTCTAATAAATGCAAAAAATGATCACTTAACTCAATCCAGCGAAAGTGTAGCTGAACAAACGACACCATCACCAGATGCTATGGCTGTTGTTCAGCAAGTGGCTGGCGAAACACCGATGGCTAGTGAATTAAAGGGTACAGCCACTGAAGTTGCGCCTGTAGATGGTGGTAAGATTAAACCTGTGGCTGATCCTGTCGCATTCATGCAAGGTAGAAATGCTAGAGCTAAGGCTGAGATTGATGATGTAGATCCGGTTCTTTTAAAGAGTTATTCGGAAGGTATTCAGCAGTTTGAAGCCGATAATCCACAATATGCAGTAGAAGTATTTGGACATTCTGGTGGCGTAAGACATTCAGGAAGCACACGTAATCATGGTGAACAGCATGATACTGGCCACGGTGGTGCCCTTGACCTAGTTATTATTGATCGTAAGACCGGAAAACAATTGACTAATTTTAACAAACCTTATCCTGGCCAACAAGGATCACCCGGCGAAACTGCACCACTATACGCTAAGTTACACTCTGCCGCTGCTCTTGCACAGTCATACTATTTTCCTGATTCTCAACAAATAACTTTTGGTGGCGGATTTGCAACAGGTGATACCCACTTTGACTTGATGCACGGTGATGTGACACATAAAAGCGGATCTCTAGGTTATAGTTGGGAAGAAGGATGGACTCCTTCTATGCTAAAAAACTATAAGATTCCTGAGAACGTAGCTATTGGTAGCAAAGACGAGCAAGCCGCTCTTGCTCAAAAAATCTACGGTAAAGTAGACAGTGAAGGTAATTATGCTAATCGATTGGTTGCAGTCAAGAATGAACAAGATAACTCGGTTAATTTTGCTTCAGCGGAAGTGAAAGCTGCGGCAGTAGCAGCATCAGATGTGAAACCAACAGATAATTCTACCGCAACGGCTACGCCAGCGGCTACAACGGCCACCACACCGNNACACCGGCAGAAGCAACTACACCAAATGCAACTACAGCATCTATATCTCCAACACCAGAGAGTGACACTCATCCGACCAAGACAATGGCTCAAGGCGGCATCATACCAAAGAGTGCTGATACTCAGATTGTCCAGAAGAATATGTCTGGTGATATCGTATCGGCTACAAAGGTTAGTGAGAATGAGAATGAGAAGATGAGTATTGAACCAGTGTCCAAAATGAATGCTGATTCTCTAACGAAGTCTTCGTCTAATCCTGTTGAAGCTAATATGATAGATTCGAAGTCTCAATCGGCACCAGAAGAAAAGAAGGTGAGTATGCAGCGCCAAAGTTCGGCTGCACCTAGATTGAGTAGTGACCCATACTCAAACGTACATGCTGAAATTAAACCAATGTCACCAACTGCTCAAGCTGCAATGAATAGAGCCAGAGACTTATCATCTGACCGTCGAGGTTATTCAATTAAGCAATAAAAAGAGCGGCCCGAAAGCCGCTCTCTCCATTCGACCGACTGGAATCACCAGTATTTATTCATCGTCAGCAAGACCCTTGAAGTAATTAAGGTCTTCATCTTCGTCTTCAATAACTACCGACTTACGCTGAGCCGCGGCCTTAAAAGGCACATCTTCATCGGAATTATCGACAATCTTAGCCGATGCCTTAGGTGCAGCAGCTTCAGTAGTATCACCAAGCACCTCGTTAAGGCGCTTCTTCAGGTCGTCATAAGACTTGAAGTTCTTCGGATCAACAAACTCCTTCAGAGAGTATTCAGACTTCCAAATCTTCTCCAACTCAGAATCATTGTCCGACAGCGCAGAAACGCCCTCGAATGTAGACTGATCGTAGTTGAGATAACCAGCAACCATACGGGTGCGAAGCTTGAAGTTGGCGCCCTTCCAAAGGTCAAACGGGTTGACAGCCGGATCATCCGGATACTGCGGGTTCATAGCAAGAGTGATCTTGTCAAAAATCTTCTTACCGAACTTGAACAAGAATACCTTGCCTTCATTCTCAGGGTTGCTCTGGTCCTTAATGACCTGAATGTTAGCGATGTAGTGAAGACGGCGCTTCTGATCACGGGCCTGCTTACGCTGCCACGAAGCATCATCATTAGATGCATTCCAGAGCGCAGAGTTGTATTCAGAAACCGGGTCCTTCTGACCGATGGTGGTCAGAGAGTTTTCGATGTACCACTTACCCGACGGACCCTTGAAGCCGTGGTCGAAGTAGCGAACCCAAGGAAGAGCATCATCACCATCGACAGCAGCCGCAGGCAGAAAGCGAATAACAGCAGAGCCGTTACCAGCCTTGTCGCGGGTCAAAGTCCAGAAACGAGTATCTACTTCACGGTCATTAGAACCCTGAGGCATATTGATCTTGTCAGATCGTAAGAGCACAAGTCCCAACTCCAGTCACCGATGTAACTCTTATGCC